TTTTTTTAGTTATTAGTAGATACTCGATTTGCTTAAACAAAATCTTTTGTAATAGTAAATGGCGTACCAACTCCAACCAGGATTGAAAATAGTCCAAGATAAAGCTATCCCAAATGCGTGTGCAACTGAAGAGGTTTTTGTGTATCCTCAGCCCAGTACATTAAATTATGGTTCTGCGAGACCAAATACCATGTTGTATGGAACTGCTCCATACATGGCGGGTAAGGGTGCTCCAGCACAACATATAGAAGTGAGTGATATACTTCGTCCACAATCAACTACACGATTTAACAAGGTTTTAGCGAAGACTTACGAAAAGAATTTTCACCCACTTCAACATGTCGAGTGTAAACTTCCACTTAGAACTCAAAGTTATGAACCCGCGAGTACGCGAGCCGATGTACAAAATGGTATGTTTGGTAAAAGGTACATGAATAAAAATGTTAATAAGAAATAAGAATGGCTGACCCATTATCGATTTTTGCTATAGCAGGATTAGTTTATGCCGGTCGTAAACTCAGTAAAAACTCAGAAGAACAATATACTCTTCAAGGTGCTCAAATAGCAGACCAAGTTGATGTTAGACCAGAATCTGATAGAAATTTAATGATAGATGATGAATTTTTAGGACAAACTTCACCTTTAGTTGAATCTGAATATACTTCTAAATCAGAAGTTTCGTCGTTCGGTGATGTATCTCAACAAGGTAGATCATCGGGTGGTGAAGTTTTGGAAATGAGAAATAGAATGTATGATGGAGGAATTATGAATAATCTTTCACCAGTTGAAAGAACAAATGTAGGACCCGCTCTCGGTGTTGGACCAAATGTACCTGCTATGGGTGGACATCACCAACTTTTCCGTATTAACCCAGAAAATGTTGGTGCGTATAAGTTAACAACTTTACCAGGAAGAAGTGGTCCCGCGTTTGATGGTAAAGGTGGTCGACGAGGTATTGCAGGAGAATTGGGTCATAATAGACCAGAGAAAACTGCATATCTTCCAGATCGTCTTCCAAATGCAGGTGGGAGAGCTCAGGGATTTTCGGGTAGAACAGGGAGAGCCGAACACGAAAGAACAAAAAGAACAACAAATAGATCGGAAACTGGTTCTCGAACAGATACGCTTTCTACAGCCGCTGCAAAAAGAACAGTTTCGGCACTTACACGAGCTGCTGAACCAACAAGGAACAAAAAAGATGGTAACATGGAAGCTTACCAATACCAAAACAACCCAGCACCAGGTATTCATAAATTCAGTCACGGTTACTTGAATTCGCCAGGTTCTAAAATCGGTGAAAAGCGTGTATACGGGGATGTATATACAGCTGGTGAACTTAGTAAGTATGGATTTAGACCAGACGATAGGAGAGGTAAGGCGGGTCGTGCAGCTGGTCCAGGTCGTATGAATGTTCGTGCCGATCCACTTAACCAAGGTGGTATGGTTACGAGTGTTCGTTCGGATACAACACGTATAGATGGTCGCATAAACTCAGCAGACGGTGGTTGGACTCAACATTACAAAAATAACGATTATCATCAATTTAACGCTTATAAGGGTCACGCCAATCCTAATACTACCCAGGACGGTTTGGCGGTTGCTAAAAGACAACTTCAAAATAACCCTCTTTCGCATAGTCTTTGTTAATTAATTTTGAAATCATCAAGTTAAAACTCTCATTAAAATAATACTCCGTTATTTTAATGAAGGTACATACCTTAGATATAGATAGTGGAGAACGCGATCCTGTATCTTATCCTAATCCAAGTGATTATGTTGTTAATTTAAAAACTCCTATTTACAATGTTAGTAAAATATCGTTAATATCAGCGCGTATTCATAATAGCCAGTATCTCATAAACGATAGAAACAACACGTTTACTATTAATAGTTCATCTACTAATTATGATATAACAATACCAAACGGAAATTACGATGGTAAAGATTTAGCTTCTAATGTTATTGTTAATTCAAATGGCATGTTATCTTCGTCCGATTTTGATAAAGATACGAATGCTATAACATTTGAAGGTCCAAACCAGTTTAGTTTTGATTTCTATAACGGTACAAACGGGTATAAATCGAGTGTGAGTGGTAAAACAACACCACACGATGTATTAGGTTTAACCGCAAGTAATGTATTTTCTACATCTACTTCTCCTTATACACTCGAAACTGGTAGTGTTAATTTGCAAGGTGCAGATGCTATTATAGTTAAACTGAGTAGCGGTTCTGATGATTTTAATAAATCGATATTTTCAGATTTACCTTTTTATACCGGTCGAATACTTTTGTGTGGTGACGTTATAAATTATTCGGGTGTAGACGATGCGGTAGAACATAATTTTGATTCGGGTAAACATAAAACGATTTCGAAGTTACGCGTTCAATTTTACTATAGTAGTAATAATCGTTTAATACCATACAACTTTAGAAACGCAAATCATATACTAAAACTTGCTGTTACGTGCTCGACTGATAAATTTGTTAATATACCTAGATTAACTACGGAAGAAACTAATGACGAAACTATGGCTGAGTCTTTGAAAACACCTATGAATATCCTCGAAAAAGAAGAAGAGGATAGTCATAAATGGGATGCATTTATATCTATATTTTTGTTAGTTTCTGTGGCGATATTTTTATTACTTATAATTAAAAAACCCCAAAAAGTTACTTCGTAATAGCGAAGACTGGTTGTTGTGGTCTTTGGACCTTGGAAGACACTCTGGAGATCGCCAAGTAGACGAAGATAGACAAGAGAGTTGTAAACAAGGCAGTGAGCGTGTAGTTCATACCGCCGTTCTTGTTAACCTTGACAACTTGGTTGACAACCCATCTCACCAAATCAACCCACGAAAGGGCAGCGGCGAATGAGAAGCCCGCAACAATGGCGTTGAGGGATTGACCTTCGAGTTCACGAGCGACGAGCATAGCAGTTTCTTGAGCAGACATTTTTTATACTATAAATATAGATTTTATTCTGGGAATAATGTATCTTCAAATAAAATCTTTTTATACTTTTTAGTATTTTTTAAGTACCCTCTAAGCATTTTGATTTTACCATTGTGTCCTGATAAACTGCTGCTAGATTCTGATTCAGTTTCCGATTCGGTTTCTGTTTCGGAGTCTAATTCACTCTCACTATCTGAACTATCACCTGTTATTTTAAAATACTTCGTTTCAATATTAGAACCATCTAAATTAGAGGTGTTCATTACTATCTATAGCATTTTTTAACATCTGTTCTGTCGGATTTTTCGGCACCCAATCGTTCCAATTGTCGTATGCCATGTTTATTTTAACATATTTGTATTCTCTACCCGAATACCTTGTAAATTCAATATCTTCTTCATCTTCATCGATAATTTCGAGTTCATCTTCTAAATTGTCACTATCGGTGTCTTCTTCGTATATTTCTGGGAAGTGTGAGCCCAATTTCTTACCAACTTCGTGCATGGCGCAGTACTTGATAGCGTATTCCATATCTTCCCCTAAAAGCGTGTCTCGTCCACACGCTTTTGCGTACCCTGCTGCAAGTAACATTGCCCTTTCTAAAATTGGTTGTATAACATCCAATGCGGAATCCTGTAATTGTTCCTGTAGGAGTAAAGTTGCTTCATTTTCTTTTTGAATTGACATTTTAGTAGAGTAATTTTGCAATGCCGTTCTCCACTTGGAGTATATTATAACTTTGTGCCAAAACTCTAAGTTCTCTTTCACAAGTAGTATCGGGTATTGTTATAAGTTTGAGTATTTGGTCTTTAATTAAACTGAAATTGACTTGGCCTGTTGGGTACCAACGTTCAGGTTCTAAGGCGAAACTATACGAATAGTATCTTCTACAAAGTTGTGTTCTTGTATGGTGTACACCACTTTGAACCGCGCGCAAATTAATAACATCACCGGCCGCTCCACTAATAACATCGGTATCGTCTAAGGTTAAAGAAAGATTTTCTAAATGTTCATAATTCGTATATTTATCAGTTGGGCCATATATTTGATAAAATGAATCGTAATCAAAATTAGTAACAAATTCAGGCAGTGACAAATAGAGATGTCGCTTATGAAGTCTTTGAATTATAAAAAAGAGTTCCTTTATGGGATGTTTAAAATTAAGTCTGTGCGTTGTATGTACTAAACTGTTTATATTTGCATCTTGGGGTATTATATCCTTAACTTCTTGGATTTGTGTAATTGCATAATTTATCTTTTTAGATTTTATCTTATCCTTTTCGTCTTGTACTAACGACACCATTTCGGTCGTTATTTTCATGTCTTTAATGAGACCTTTTGTTTGAAAATAATCACTCAAATAATAAACATGACTATTTGCAGAGTGGTATCCCCATACACAATCACTAAGTTGTCTAAGTTTAATAACAATTTCAATTTCCTGTTTATCTATTGCAAATATAGGAATGGCAAGTTCGGGATTATTGTAAAAGTAAAAAGGAATATCGACGAAAAATTTCTGGTTAGATGTAGCGTTTCCCAAATATCCTGCTATACTTGTATGACTAACCTTTGTACCTGACAATTCTCCCGGTGGTTTGCCAATAAGTTTACCAAGGTTTTCTTGTTTTGTATGCGATACGTAATTATCGGAATAAATCGCTAAAAAATCGCTCGGTATTCTTTGAATTGTTTTACCACCAATTAATATTTCGGCATACTCAATAATAGCGTGTCCTATAGACTCGACGTATCCTATACCTTCTAGACCAGACACTGAATTTTGTTGTATGCTAGATAATTCAAATTTCAAACTCACGGTTTTAAGAAGATCGCCCTGATCTTGTGGTATGGTACACCTTATAGTGTTATCAAATTCCACTTCACCTTCCACGTCTAAATCTTTAAAAAAAGGTGCAAAGTTAGTATGTTTTTGAAAATTTTTTACGAAGTATGTGTATTCTGGATCATCTGTAAAAAAGGCGTCCTGTGGACCAGATATTTCTAATTGAACACGACCAGCCATTACTAGTATAACTCACTAAAATTTTAAACCACCAAGACCGCTTTCTATTCTTAAAACGTTATAGTTCACCGCATATACATACACTTTGTGACCAAAATTAGCGTTTGGTGTATCGAGTTCTATTTCTATTAAATTGTGTGCGATTCTACTCATATTAACTTGTCCCGTAGGGTAATACGTTTCGGGATTCATGGAAAAACTATATACACCGAAATTACCTTCCGTTATTCCCGTGTAATATTTCAATGGTTGTTCGTAACATAACATTAAAGTATCTGCGTCGATGATTGTATTATTGTTAAATTTAATGGTAACTTGTTTTATTGTTTCGTATTTATGTACATCGTCACTTATAGCTACAAAAAACATTTCTTTTACCGGGTGTTTAAAATTTAACATACCTGATTTTTTAGATACACCCGGGTTAAACTTAAACTGTGACATTTGAATTTGTGTCATAACGTATTCGATTGGTCGCGTTGATAAGAAACTCTTTTCGTTTTCGGTTATGAAAAAGAAATCGGAAACCAACGATACTTTTTTGATTGATGTTGAAACACCCGATGGTGGATCTGATATCACACCGTCAGTATATGTTACAACAACGTCTTCCATTTGTTTAAACTTTAATTCGATTTGAACTTGTTGTTTAGTTAGAGCACATACAGGAAGTGCTAAACTTGGATGCCTTAAGAAGTAAAAGGGTAATAAAATACTATAATCCCAATCCTGTGTTACGTTGATGTAATTTCCATGTGCGGATAAGAAGTAAAGTGTTTGTTTTATATCATCTTCGTTACTGTGTATATTGTTATACATGTGTATGTAATCCCCTGTTAAACGCTGAATAGTTTGACCACCGATACGTAAATCGGCGTAGTCTATTATTTGGGCGGCTATAGATTCCCTGTAACTTACTATTTTAACGTCTAATTGACCACCCATACCGGCATGGTTCTGACAATAATAGTGTAAAGTTGACGGTGTACTTGAACTATATGTTGGTGTAAAAGTAATTGTAGCTGTACCCGGGTTCGTAACACCATCCGTGTATTCAAACAGTGGTACACTAAATCTATAAGCTTCACCGGAAGACTGACTCAGAGATACTTTACCGGGGTACGTTGTAGTATCAACACTATTCGGGAAAGCGTCAGCTGGATTGTTATCTGTCCAGTCAGTATAATCGTTTTTTGAAACTTTTATCGTGTTCCACGACGGTGTAGATGGTACTCCCCAGTCGTTTGTTGAATTTTGCCATAGTTTATACACGTAATGCGTTGCTGTATCCAAACTTGTGTACCTCTTATAATTGTAATCAGTACCGACACCGTCAACAGGTGGTAATTCATCGGGTGGGGCATACGCAAATCTAAACGGGTGTGCTGGGTGACTTGCATTGTTGAAAGTATACGTTGTACCTTTATAAAGTGTGAGTGTTGCCTGTTCGACACCATCGATAAAAAATTTACTACCTGATTCCGAAACTGTAAATGTTTTATCTGGTGCTGTAGGTCTGGGTAAAGTAAATTTAAGCATCATACTTCTAATCAGATCACCCTTATTCCTTGGTATGTTACACTCGAACGAAGCATCGAAATCGGGGTCGCCGTTAAATGGGGTTTCTACGGCTTCGATTGAAAATTTTGTGTGTCGTTTATAATTCATCAGGAAATATGAAAATTCGGGTTCACCAGTAAGCCATTGGTCCTGGATACCAGTGACGGCAAGGTTTAATTTACCAGCCATTCTTACTCTATGTGAGTAAAATTTTATAAATTAAAACGAGGCGTTAAGTTAAATGAATCTTCAATTGAGAAAGTTCAAACCTGAAAGAATGGCAGACGATAAAGTTTGTGTTTTTATAGGTAAACGTAACACGGGTAAATCTACACTCGTTACTGATATTCTGTACCATAAGAAACATTTACCAGCAGGAATAGTCTTATCCGCCACAGAAGAAGGTAACCATTATTATCAACAATATATACCAGATCTTTTCATATACGGTGATTACGATAGAGAAGCTATAGAACGTGTTATGGATAGACAGAAAAAGTTGGTCGGTTCTGGTAAAACAAATTGTGGTGCATTCCTGTTATTAGATGATTGTATGTACGATGCAAAATTCATGAAAGATACGTGTATTAGACAGTGTTTTATGAACGGACGACACTGGAAGATATTTTTCATGTTAACTATGCAATATTGTATGGATCTTCCTCCCGCTCTCAGAGCAAACGTCGATTACGTGTTTATTTTGCGTGAAAATATAATTCAAAATCGGGAGAAATTGTATAAATCGTTCTTTGGTATTTTTCCAACATTTGAGATGTTTAATAAAGTAATGGATTCGTGTACCGAAAATTACGAGTGTTTAGTTTTAGATAATACGTCTAAGAGTAATCGAATAGAAGATTGTGTATTTTGGTATAAAGCGACACTTCGTAAAAACTTTAAGGTAGGTGCGCCTCAGTATTGGCAAACACATAAAAAGATGTTTAATCCTCGACATGGTAATCTGAAAATCGGTGATAGAAACACAGTTAAAAAGACGACTGCATTAAAGGTTATTAAGAAAAAATGATACGACTTTTTTCTAGACGATTAAGTTCAGCGTTAAATATATTCCCATTACCAGCACCAGCTCTAATACCCATGTATACTGAAATAAAAAAAGCACCACTTTCATCAGGTGAAAGTGATGAAGGGTACCGTATAATGGTGGATGTTTGTCACATCACAAAAACTATTTACATCGACGAAGACATGTGTGATTACGATAAGTTAAACGATTTACCGAGAATTGTAAAAGCGTTTGGGTGTTTATACCCTAACTATAATTTGAAGAGTTAATTATTTTAAGTTGTTATATTAAATGATAAGTGTTGTTATATTAAATTGGAAACGACCGGATAATATAGTAGACCATATATTACCAAAACTTGTTAATTACAAATTGGTTTCGGAAATTATCATATCCCATGGTAATAGTAAAACATATTTTCAAACACCCGAACTTAACATTGTTAAACATTACCAAGATGAAAAATTAAACGCAAATTTAGGTGTCGCTTTACGATTTTCGAGATCGTGTGATGCAAAAAACGATTGTATTTTAATAATTGATGATGACATGTTACCTTCTGAAAATTACGTTAATCGAATGTATAAAGAGTACAAAAAGAATCCAAATGTGGTTATAGGTTCAACAAAAAGATACGTTTCTGCAACGAATGGGTATTCGATTAAAGGTTTTTTACCAGATGATCAACAAATTGTATTAACCCAGATTTTAATGACAAATAAAACGATATGTAAAGATTTCATGAATGAAAAAAATAAGATGAATGATTTCGCATTGAAAGCTAAACCAGTGTGGAATGGTGAAGATATATTATTCAATTTAATTTACATTAAAAATTATAATAAAACGCCTATTCACCTAAAACCAAACGGTGATGATGTAACAAAATTAAAAACCAATAACGCAATAAGCAGTGATGCAGGACATCACGAATATAGACAAAATTTTTCAAAAGCTGCTTTAGAACGATACGATATTGATACTATCAATTATATACATACAAATGTATTAGTTTTTGTAATTGTAATACTTTTATTGATAATTTACATAACCAGGTAAATATTCAGGCTAATGCGTAAACGTAAAAAATCAAAAAACTCTATACATATAAATGTCGACCGACGTGAGTACTTTAAACCTTTCAGATAATAGCGATGGTATGGTAGCATTAAATAATAACATGTCTACTAATTTTATTGAAAATAATCAACAACCTGTTATAGAACCGCCGAATATTGTATCTGAAAAAAATATTGATTTTAAACAAAGTACTATGGACTCTACTCCAATTCAAGATGTTATGCAACCAGAAGCGCCACTCGAACCACCAATGATGGCGGTTGATCCACGAATGACACAGGCGCAAGCACAAGCGCCAATGATGGGTCTTCAACAACCAACTGAATCGAGAAAAAATACTTCTAGCCAAAACCCATTTAATTTAACTGATGACCAGTTTCAAGCTCTCGTGGTCGCTGTGTGTACTGCGATAGCGATTAGTAAGCCAGTTCAAGAAAAACTCGCAAATTTCGTACCACAATTTCTTAACGACCAAGGGAACCGAAGTGCCGTTGGTTTGGCTTCGACTGGTGCAGTCGCCGCCGTAGCATTCTTTTTGTATAAAAGATACTCTTAATCAGAATTAAAGTGGGAATACATTTTATCACCACCAAACAATAAATAAGCAATTATAAACCCAATGGTTAATCCTAATGCTCGAAGTCCAATAACAGCCACTGTACTCCGTGTATTTTTACCGAACCTAACAAAATCTTCTTTAATGTTTTCGTTTGTTTCTGTGATTGTAAGTGTAAAAAGTAAACCTATTATAGTCGATATTAAAAGAAATGGCATATCCAGGGAAAGACGACCCCACACTTTACCACCTCTTGGCATCATACCCAAAACGTTAGGTATAACAACCAATAAAACGATCACATTAGACCAGTATTCACTCGCGAGTAGTGGTACACTGGATAAAGATAGAATTCCATTCCATAATAAAATAGCTTTTGCTAAATCAATTTTAGTCGCTGACATTATTACATTTACCTTAGATTATTTATCCTGAACGTGTTTACCACAAAATTGAGTTTTGTTTGGTATTTCTTTATA